TCTATGGGAGACCATCCAGAATTAAGAAAATATCTTTTAGATACTTCTAATTTTATAAAAAGACTTCCCTCTTACATATCTGAAATTGTTGATATCAAAGATGGTGATTCTTAAATGGAAATTCATCAAGAATGGATGACCAATAATACTTTATTTGGTGATGACTTTACTAAAAATATACAAACTCAAGAAGCAAAAGATAGATTTGATATTCAAAGATATCAGTCTAATGAAGGTTTCGCAGTTAAAGTTGACGGAATTGCTGAGCAAGTAGCGATTCAAATTCATGTTAGTCCATTAAGTGCAGATAGAGAAATGGTTAAGATTGTATCTAGTTTACAATGCAATATTAAAACTGGTTCTGTAATTGAATGGGACGGAAAAACTTCTATTGTAGTAAGCAAAATGAATGAAACCACTGCATATAAGTACGCAAATATGAGCGAATCCAACAATTCCCTCCTCTTCTATCCTCCTACAAACCCCAATGAAAACACGCTTTTATGTGATGTCCCAGCAATTGTTGGCAAGGGAAATATAAGTTTAAGTGTTGATAAATTTGTTAGTTTGGCTAGTGATGAGTATTTGATTACATGCACAAATAATATTGATTCAAGTAAAATTGATGAGAGTAATAGATTTATTTTAGGTGCAAAGGTTTATAAGATTTTGGGTATTGATGATATTGGGACGTTAGGATTGTTGGAGATTAAGGTAAAAGAAGATGTATTTTGTGAAGATGATAATAGAGAATTAGGGATTGCTAATTATTATAGTAATCAAACCGTTTATACTATGCAATTGATTAGTAATCCTATTGTCAATTTATTATTCACAAATGAAACTTCTAATATTGTACTAAAATGTTTTGCAAATGGCATTGAAGATTTAACTCCTATTCTTTCTATTACAAATGATAATGTTAATGTTTCTACTATAAACAATAGTACATTAACCATTACTTGTGTTGGTACTGGGGTATCTAATATTGGTATTTCATATCATAATACTATAACTGATATTGTGGTAAATGGAACTATAGAAGTAACTCCAAATTATGCATTAGCAATTAGTGGAGTTAGTAGTATTAAAATCAGTCAACAAAGTACATATAATGCTATTGTAACCAACAATGGTGCTTCTGCTATGAGAAATGTTATTTGGGGATTATTTGCTGATGATGGAGTATCCTCAACTACTTTGGCATCAATTACTTCTACATCTGGAACTTTTGGAGAAACAATTATTGTAAAAGCAAATTCTAGTAGTACTTATGGGTATGTAAGATTGAAGAGTCACACAGATATTAATTCATGCTCTAATGAATTAAGAATTCAGATCAAATCATTAATATAGAAAGGAGATTGGTTAATTGAGTAGATTTTCAGAATTAAGCTCATATAAAAACAATATAATGATGCAATTACTAACTAATGAAAATTTAATGAAGGCTATTACTAATAATCAATCTGACTTTCTAAATTATGACTTGCCTGTTGAATTTCAAGAGGATATAACTAAACTATTATTTACACAGATTTTTCCTTACAAACAAGTACAAAGTAAAATAACTGACACAAAGAGTTATATTACTATGGCATTTGTGAATTTCAGACCCGAAAATAACTCTACCCAAATTAAAAATGGAATGATTTATTTTTACGTAGTGGTGCATAATTCTCTTCTTAGGACTGATGAGGGGTTAAGGTATGACTATATAGTTTCACAAATAGATAAAACCATTAATGGACTTAGAGGAATAAGTATTGGCAGAGTTAACCTTTCAGAAGAAAGCGATATGCCAATTGATGAGAATTATATGGGATCATACATAGCTTATAAAATTACAGATTTTCAGTAGGTGAAATATGGATAAAAATAATTTGTTTCTAAAAATACAAAAACCTATCAAATATTATGATGTCTGCATTATTCACCAACCAAGTTTTGAAGAAATATTAGAATATGGAACAGATGAATTTGAGAAATTACTTCTCCCCTTCTACATTACTCTCGATAATATTTCATCAGAACTAACAGATGAACAAAAAGAAGGATTAACTAATTTTGATATTTTATGTAGTTCAGAAGAATTTATGTCTTATTTGATTATATCATTAGAATTTTTCTGTAAGTCAAAACTTGATTTTGATGAAAATGGAATCTCATTTAATAATGGGTTAAATGTTTTCAATGGAAGATTAAATAAAGTAAATTTTGATGAACTTGCAGAAACCATATTACAAATATGTGGTAGAGCAAGACAAAAAGTAGAGAAAAAAGTTTTTGCTAATGACATTCAAAAAGATATTTGGGCAAAACTTCAAGCAGGTAGGGCTAAAAACGCTTCTAAAAATGAATTGAAATTAGAAGATGTTCTAAACGTTTGTGAATTTGGTGGTAAGTATTACATCCCTATTGAAGAAATAAAAAAATGGTCTTTATGGAGAATAACTAATTGCTATAAAACTATTATGGGAATTAGTAGTTATGAGGATAGTTTTAGTATTTATTTAATTAGTGGAGATCCAGAACTAATTCAAGGGAAACATTGGTCTGAGTTGATAAGACTTGACTACAAACAGCAAGAATAACGAGCTTAAAAACTCTTTATTATAAATTAAATATAATTCTATTATTGAAAGGGGATATTAAATAATGTTATACGGTATTAAAGACGCAGCCAATTTCCAAATCATATCTCAAGCCACAAATAAACCTGTACTTTACAGCAACTATGCCACCACTTCTTCAATTGATTTCAAATCGGATTCCATTTATGCTATGAACAAGACAACTAAGGCGATTCGTTGGGACAAGGCGCGTGAAGGCACGTTCAAAACTTCTTTCGAGGTATTCGAGACTAAGCTTATTGCCCTACTTTTTGGTACTTCTATTACAAGTAAAAGTATGTCTATTGCTAAAAGAGAAGTTATCGCAGTTCAAGCAGGAGGAGCAGGAGCAAGTCTTGCGGTAGCTCCAAAAGCTGGATCGTTGTCTATTTTTGCACTAAATGCGGATATGGTTTCTCAAGGTTTGGAACAAACCGCAGGAACACCTGCAACAACTCCCGCCACATATAGCATTGCAACATTAGCATTGACGCTTAATGCTACAACTTTTGCTACTGCTGGATATATTGTTGCATATTATTTGGTTGATACTGTTTCTAGTACTTTTACAGTTGACAATGTATCCTTTCCGGGTGGATATAAAATTTATGCTGATAGTGCAATTCGTGGAACTGACCAAAATGATAAGTTTGTTCAATATCAATTGCTTAATGTTAAACCAAAATCAAATGTAACCTTGACGATGGACGCAGCAAACGTTGCTAAAATTGACATTGAATGGGATATTCTTGCTGATGGTACTGGTAACATGATGAACTACGTAGAAGTCTAATAGGGGGATTATTTCATGACAAAATTTAATGAAGTAAAATTATTATATACATGTCCTTCTTTCCCTCCTGAATGGGTACATATGGATAGAGTTTATAGTATTGATAAAAATGACAAAGGGTTTTTCTTAACTGATGGAGTTTCTATTAAAGTCATAGAGGAAGATCAATTAGATTTTATTAAAATGCTGTTTAGTCCTAATAATATGGATTGGTCAGAGGTAGATTTTGAGGATAAGGTTAAAGAGAAAAAAGTTAAAACAGTTGAAATAACTGAAGATATATAATCCTATTAAAGAGAAGGAGGAATTAAAACTCCTCACTTCTCTTTTTTTATCCCTTTTTAAAATAAAAGCAATGTTTTATCCTAATATAATATATATCCTAATATTAATTAAATATAATATAAAAGGAAGTGATAATTGAAGTGCAATTAGGAGATTTTATACTTACTCAAGATATTATAAACCCAATATCAGAAATAATTATGGCAGGAGAACAAGGTAGTTTTGCTCATTCAGCAATAGTTTCAGGTGATAATACAATCATTGAAGCCATGCCAAATGGAGTAGTAGAAAATCCTATCCATTACGAACGCTACGCAGTATTTGAAGTTATTGGAATCACAGATGAACAAAGACAAAAAGCAGTTGATTATGCTAAATCTCACATCGGAGATAAGTATGATTATTTACAAGATGTTGGATTTGCTTTAAATGGATTAAGAGAATTAATAGGATTAAATAGGATTGCAGATTTGTGGGAAGATCATTCAAAAATCATATGCTCTGCACTTGTAGATATGAGTGTGCGAGGTGCAGGAATTATTTTGAGACCAGATAGGGATGCCGGGGATTTAACGCCTATGGGATTAAGCTTTAGCACAGAAGTTAGGTTGATAGAGAATCATAATTTGTGGGAATTGTAAGGGCTATTTGTGTAAGAATAAATTCCATTCTGATTTGAATGGAATTTTTTGTTGTACAAATTTATAGATAAATGAAAGAAGTGAATTAAAATAACGCAATTACTGTTAACAATAGATAATGAAACTCTTGAAAAATATAATCTCCGCTACTTCAAATTAAATCCAAAAAGAAAAAAGCCTCCTATTGAAAAACCGACTCATCCTTCAATTAACAAATGGATGATCATGCACAGGATAGTTATGAATTCATTAAAGCAAGAATGGAAATCATTTATAGTCTGGTATATCCAAGATCAAGGATTAACAAATAAAAATATAGAATACTGCTCTATGACATTTACTTCTTATTTCAGAACTAGAGTGCGAAAAGATTGTGATAATACCGTTCCTAAATTTATATTAGATGGTCTATCGGAGAGCAAGTTTATAGTCGATGATGACTGGAATCACTTACATACATTAACTTTAAAGTGTGGTTATGATAAATTGCGTCCAAGGACTGAAATATTGGTTGAGTATTAAATAAATAAATAGGATGGTGTATATAAATATATGGCTGAAATAGCAGATAAACTCCCAATAGTTACAAGCGAACAATGGAGTAAACTAAATAAATTTAATCGTGATATTACAGAAGAATTTTTATTAGAATCAACTAACCTTAGCCCCAAGACCCTTCGACAATATTTATCGGCGTTGCATATCTTCTTCTTTTGGGTTTATGAAAACTGTGATGATAAGTCTCTGCTGGAAATAAAAAGCAGAGACTTTTTAAAATATCAAAACTTCTTAGTGAGAAGAGGAATGTCATCTTCAGGAGTAAGATTAAAACGTGCTGCAATTAGTTCATTAAATGGGTATATTATTACGTTTTATGAAGATGAGCATCCAACCTTCAAAAATTTCATAACTAAGAAAATTTCAGCTCCCACCCTTAACGACTTACACGTTAAACAGCCAATGAATGCAGAAGAATGGGAATTACTATTGAAAGATTTAGAAGAACGCGAACAGTGGCAAAAACTTGCTTATCTAAAATTCACTTATTCAACAGCGTGTCGTAGAGCTGAGTCCAGACAGTTGCTTAAAGAAGTTGTTAATTATCCTCCCATTGTTAAAGATAAGAAAATTAAAAATGAAGATGGTACAGAAGAAATTAAAACTGTGACATTCTATGCAACTCAGGATACCAGATGTAAGGGAAAAGGGATTATAGGCGAGGTAAGAAAACTTAAATTTGATCAGTCTGCTTTAGATGCTATTAATAAATGGTTAGAAGTTCGTGGTGAAGATGACTGCCCTTATGTTTTTGTAAGTAAATCACAAGGTAAATACCGCCAAGCAAGCGATGGCATATTTAATGATTGGTGCAAAGAGGATTTCAGTAAAGTGATAAATAGACGTGTCCATCCTCACCAACTGAGAGAAAAAAGGGCGACTGATCTCGTTTTATATGAGAATAAAGATATTAAGGCAGCTCAAGCTTTGTTGGGACATAAGAGTTCAACAACGACAGAAATTTACATTATTAGAGATGGTTCAGAAGACGTTGAGGACGCTTTTATTTAATCGAACTAAAATAATATTTATTTAAATATATATTAGTATTTTACTAGTAAGATTGGAAAGAGAGATTTATAATGGAAAACATGACTAAAATAATTGATCCTCATGGATTCATCTATATTACTACAAATATGATAAATGGGAAGAAATATATAGGACAAAAGATATTCGGAAGAGGATGGAAAAGATATTTAGGTAGTGGAAAGATACTTAAACAAGCAATTGAAAAGTATGGGAGAGAGAATTTCACCAGAGAAATTATTTCCATTGCGTACACTAAAGTAGAATTAGATGAACTAGAAATAAATTTCATTAAGAATCATGACGCTACTAATAGTAGTGATTATTATAATATTGCTCGTGGTGGGGAAAGTGGTATGGCTGGTGTACACATAACAGAAGAAACTAGGTTAAAAATGAGAGGAATTCTACTAGCTAGGTTCCCACTACAATTAGACCCATATCAAACAGATGAAATTCGCGTAAAATGGTTTAGTTCAAATGACTATACTATGGTTGGTTTGGCTAGAGAATATTCTGTTCCAATATGGACTATTAGGAGTATCATTAATTTTACAGGATTATATGATGATGTAGTTTTGTTGTAGAATTCTAAAAACACCCTCCCTCAACCCCTACTCCCATGCACGTTTCAAAATCCCATATTCACTAAATCAACCCTTAAATCAATTCAAATTCATTATAGGTAAACTTATTAAGGTTTGGGATTTGCGTGGCTTAGAGGGTCTATATAATGACTAAAATGATAAATTAAATTTAAACTATGAGGAGGATTCCACAATGAAAGAAGTAAAAATTACAGACTCAAAACAAATCGCATATCTTAATTTCAAAGGTGTTAATTTCATCAGATTCATTAGAGAAGGTAATAAAAAGGTATTTATTTATGAAGATGGAGAAATTGTTGATAAACTTATTACTGAATTTTATAACTCAGAGATAAGTAAATACTTTGGTTGCTATGAAAATATTAAAACACTTATATTCAGAACTTAATTAATCTTTCACAGATATGCACTAATGAATAGTGTTTTTATTTTGTGAACTATGAGGAGGCTTTGTGTTGGAACGTCAGAATGAAATTAATTTATTAAAGGAAAAGATTGGTGAGTTTTCTAAATATGCAGTCCAAATGTATAAAGAAGAACATGACTCAGAAATTGATGGATTTGAAGTAAGTACATATATAAAAGATATAAGTAAAGTTAAATTGACTAATAATCATTATACTAAAATATTTGATGGGATGGTGAGGAAACTAATGGAACAAGAAAAGATTGATCTATTAGAATTAGGTTTAATTACTCTGTTAGCTACTTATGCAAACTATGAAAATAATGAATTGATGTATGAAGAAAAATATATGACACAAAAGGATATCGTTAAGGTTAGTGGGCTAGGAAGAACTAAAGTTTCATCAATGTTAAATAATTTAATAGACCAAAATATTTTATTTGTTAAAAAGCATCCAAAAGATTCTAGGCATAATATTTATTACATAAGTTCTGAATTATTCTTTAAAGGTAAAAATATCAGTAAAGAAGAAAAAGCATTTGCAAAAGATAATAAGGTAAATGTGTAGATACTTATAGAAGAAATTTGGTATGTTTTGTGGCTATAGGCTTGTTTGAGGGTATATTTAAGTTCGTGTGGTGAACATAAGTTAGTCATATAAGGGGTATATTAGGTGGTTGTGTTCGTATTATGAACATAAGTATGGTAACACACTATCAGCAAGGGTTTCAGAGTGAATGTATCCATGTATGTGGATTTATAAGTCCATGTGGGTGGACTTATGCTAGAACTTTGACAATCACACCTCCTTCTACTATAATTTATTGTAATCATATTTGTGATAATAGGTTATAATAGAAGTAGACAGGAGGTAATTATATGATTGAATGGAAGATTCCAACTGCTCGTCACCCTATTCTAATTGGTAATAAAATCAGAATAGCAAAAACAACTATTATTCTTTCAAAGGAATCTTTTAAAATGATATCTGCCAAGTATAGTAGAAGCAGTAGAATTATAATTGGTGCAGGAACAGAAACGTTATATCTCAAACAAGACAAAGATGGTTATAGAGTAACCAAACAAAA